CAGTTGTAGTATTGCCAGTTGCACTATATGAAGCAGGTGCCGGTCCAGATATATTAGCAGACACAGTATCAATAATACCCTGACTAGAAACTGGACCGAATAGATTTGCCTTGATCGTAAAGTTCAATGTATATGTAACAAATCTCCGTGTCTGGAAATCTCCATCATAGTCGTCCTGTACATTCACAGAATTCAAAATGATTGGTATGTCCAACACGGTATGAGTCTCCGGCACTATCTCAACCGATAGATTATATTCCGGTGCAAACCTAGGAAGTATCTGCTCAATGATCTGCAATGCATCTTCCTGAGTTTTGGTCAGGATATACATTGAGATATCGATATTGTATGGCACAGGAACATATGTTCCGGTCAATGATCCAGTCTCGTAACACTTGATCTGGTTCATGCGATTCAATTTCCGGGCAGGATCATAGGACATGCCGGTTATCTCAAATGCTATTCGTGGCAATAGAATGAAGGTATGCTGGTCCAGTGTTGGATCCTGTTCAATTCGCACAACCCATTTTTCCTTGCATGAATACGCAATGGGCACAGCAATGGTCTGCTCAATTGTGCCATCGACACTACCATCGGACCTGCGTTCTATCTTGATGTTACTGAATAGATTACCAAAGGAAACAATTACTTTCCTGATGATGCCATGGTAGAATGGAGTATTGATTAGCATTTATATTACCAAGTTCCGCCAGTCAATGTCGTTTTTGTCCAGATGTCTATCCCACCAACTGTATAGTCTGCCACGCACACATATAAGTAACCACCACCAACTGCAAGCATGTCTGCCATATCACCAGGCAACCCCACACTTGATGCAGGAACAGCACCACCAGTTGGACCAGTAGGACCTGTAGGACCAGTAGGACCAACATCACCACTGCTTGCTATCATAGTCCAGAATGTGCCTTCAACTGGAGTATCGCCACTATTTCCACCATTGGCATGGATTCTGTACCAAGTCTCACCACCATAAGTTGCTAGGTCACCGACGGCATATGAAGCACCACCATTATATGCACTGGTAAAATTCCATAGAGCACTAGGACCAGTAGGACCTGGAACTGTTGATGCTGCACCTGTCGGACCTGTCGGACCAGTAGGACCAGTAGGACCAGTAGGACCTGGCACTGTTGATGCTGCACCTGTCGGACCTGTCGGACCAGTAGGACCAGTAGGACCCGTAGGACCAGTAGGACCCGGAACTAAATCAGCAGCATACAGTTCAGTGAAATTAGCATTGACCTTGGTGAATGCTGTTCTAAGTGGATCACCAGTTCCATCATTTGGCGTTGCGCCGAGTGCTATAGTTTGTTTTGACATTATATTGTATCCACTGTTATTAGATTGGAATCTGCGTGTATGATTGTTGAGTCTGCTGAGTGTACTATTGGTGTATATATAACTTCATCAAATGGGTTACCTGAATCAAATGTAAACTCAGATGCCTGTGCTGCAAATTTGTTATTGTCGCCATATGATTGTGGCACATCAATATCTATACCAAACACTGCAGTTGCCGTGGCATTGCCGGTCATTGTTATGTAACTATCATCCAGGTATCTGCTGCCTGGATTCGATATGGTAATTGATGTTACACTGCCAGCAGTAATATGTGCAACCAACTCTGCGTCGATGCCAATACCATGCACTGTAACAACGGGTGGCATTGTATAACCAGATCCACCATTTGTTATTGTGACTGACCTTACACCACCTGTCAGATTCATATCCATATCAGTGGTGAACGATTTCAGTGTCTCAAACACATCAATCGCAGGTATACCAGTTGTTATCCGTTCACTGCTGTACTGGAATAATTCAACCGATAACTTGTATACGTATAGTTTACCCAGTTGATAGAATGGATCCTGATGCTGAACGAATTTGATTTCGAATAGACCACCAGTCAACGGAAAGTATAATAGGTCACCTTCACTTGGTCTGTTTGGTAACTGACCATATCCAAGTCTTCCAACCAATTGTTCCCACCTGCGACGTGATACAGTGAGTGTTGCAGATTGTTCCATCATCAATCCAAACTTCTGGATCATTGCTCCTTGACCTTCAAATCCATCAACACTTTCTAAATACATTTCAATTGGAAAGGCAGCATTGAATGTTGATAGTCTGTCCTCTCCCAATATCTCATCCTTGGCAACCAGTGTGCGGGGAATATAGGTAAAGTCCTGCCCCCAGATCTGTATCGATTCCACTATCAAATCTTCGAGTAGATACTGTTCGTTGGCAGTGCCCTGAGTGAAATATACATTACGTGCCATATATTTCAGCCCATGTAGAATTCGAGTGGCGAACTTTTGGTCATCAGGTCGTCTTCCAATTCTTTTATTTCATTCATTGCCTGATCATACATTGCACCACCATCAATAGTGACACCACCAGGTAATTGCATTCCAGTAAACTTGGATAGATTTGCACCCCATTGTTTTTTGAACTGTGCGGTCACATAATGTTTCAACCAAGGTTCACTCCAAACTTTTACAAACTCCACTGGATCAAGTGCACGATAGCACTCAACAATAACATAGTGTCCAATCTCCACATCTGCTGTCCAGTCTAGGTCAAGGTACAATCTATCCTGCATACGATTGAACCTGTATATAATATGACCATTCAATATTAGATCCAGCAACGATAGGTGACTCATCACAGTGCTGTAATAGATAATACTGGTTGATGATAGATCGTACAAATCATTCAACCGCAATTGGTATTGTAAATCAAATAAACTCTTTGAACTACCGGACCCAGTGACGATTGGCAGTACTCGTGTAATACCATATACCATTGGTGATATTGGTATCCACTTGTTGGTAATATCGTCTTGGGTGACCATATGTTTCAGGTACAGTTTCTCAATACCTTCATAATGGTATAGACGGAAGTATTCCAGTGAGTCTGAGATACGGTCTTCAAGTTGCTCATCGTCGACGTTGATTTCTAGGACTGGGGCACCAAGTGCACGTAGACAGTATTGTTTCAGTCCTTCACGGGAAGTGATTGCCATATAATATCCTTATTATTTCGGACAGCAGTATGCCCGATCTGTACTAGACCATGGCAAGTAAATTTGATTGGAGGATTTTACGATCACTATTTTATCATTTTTATATAAGTGAGACTGAGGGTGGTGCCTTTTACAGCACCACCCAGCAGTAGTTATTTCATATATTTATACATCTTTTATAGTACTACCCAACGAGCACCGGAACTAACTGTTACCGCAACACCAGAAGCAACGGTCAATGGACCTGTACTCATAGCATTTGAAGTGCTTGGTATTACATATGATGCAGAGATAGTATCAGCATTCAAAATAATACCATTGGTTGCAGACACAACAGAGAATTCACCTGTACCACCGGCACCTGAAGGACCAGTTGCACCTGTTGCACCTGTTGGACCTGTAAGACCAGCAATACCTTGGATACCCTGTGCACCAGCAGCACCTGCAGCACCTGTTGGACCAGCAATACCTTGGATACCCTGTGCACCATCAGCACCTGTAGGACCAGTTGCACCTGCTGTACCATTAGCACCGTCAGTACCTGCAGCACCAGCAATACCTTGGATACCCTGTGCACCGGCAGCACCTGTAGGACCAGTGGAACCTGTTGCACCTTGTGGACCAACCAACTGAGCAATAACACCAGCAGGCAATGTACCAACATTTGACAAGTCGGCATTTGCTTTTCCAGAGACTGTAGTAACTAGAGCAGCAGCAGCAGATTCATCTGATTGTAGTGCAGTTGCGATTTCAGCAAGTGTATCCAAGGCAGCAGGAGCAGCACCAACTACAGCAGCAATTGCTGTTGATACATTGGCAGCAGTCTGGAACCCTGAATCATTCGAGAATGAACTTAGTGCAGTTGGTTTACCTGTCAACGATGCATATGTACCGGCAGTGGCAACAGCAGATAATGTTGCAACATCTGCAGGAGTAAATCCTAGAGCAGACGCAATATTACCACTTGTCACACTTGCGGCAGAACCAGCAGCACCAGTTGGACCTGTGGCACCAGTTGGACCTGCAACGGTTGAATCAGCACCTGTTGGACCAGCAATACCTTGGATACCCTGTGCACCAGCAGCACCTGTAGGACCTGTAGGACCAGCAACGCCAGCAGCACCGGCAACGCCATCAACACCTATTGTACCATTAGCACCTGCAGCACCAGTTGGACCAGTTGATCCAGTAATACCTTGGATACCCTGTGCACCAGCAGCACCTGTAGGACCTGTAGGACCAGCAACGCCAGCATCACCAGTTGCACCTTGGATGCCCTGTGAACCGGTTGGACCAGTTGGACCAGTTGCACCTGTTGGACCGGACATCGCAGCAGCAGTAATTGCAGCAGAGACAAACGGTTGTGTGGCAATTGCAACTTCTTCATTTGTTATACCAACTTTCCAGAGACCTGCGGTTTCATCCCAAACAATACGTTGGCGTGCTAGATCGCCACGGTCAATATCAAGACCAGAGTAACGAGCAGTGACACCAGATCCTTCCTGTCCCTTGTTTAGAGTAATTACATTGTCTTTGATTGATAGGTTAGTTGTATTTACTGTAGTTGTTGTACCTGCAACAGTCAATCCACCGGAGATAGTTAGGTTACCAGATACTGTACCATCACCGGCAATTGCCACGATTGGAGCAGTTAGAGTAACTTGTGCACCAGAAGTAACACGGGTAGTTGAACCTAGACCCTCAGACTGAATCAATACATCAGCATTTGTACCATTTGTTTTTACTGTTGTTGCAGTTGCGGAATCAAGTATCAACTGACCTGTACCTGTGGTAGCAATACGCATACCTTGGTTTAGATCGGCAGAGAATTGCATAGTGTTCGCAGCTGAAGATATTACTGCAACGCCATCAACATACAAAGTGTTTGCATCGATGTGCAATTCTTTGGTGAAAATAGACGCAAACTTATGGTTGATATCTCCAATCTTAGAAACACCTGGTACTGCTGGCATAATATCGCCATACACTGTCAAATCTTCAACTGTGAAGTCTGTGGTCGATGTGCCACTAGATTGAGCAGGAGTATATCCTAGAGCAGTTGCAATTGATCCACTTGTTACATTGGCATCAGAACCTGTTAGACCAGTGGCACCTGTAGGACCTGTAGGACCGGCAACTGTTGAAGCAGCACCTGTAGCACCAGCAGCACCAGTTGGACCTGTGGCACCTGTAGGACCAGTTGCACCTTGGATACCTTGTGAACCTGTGGCACCTGTTGGACCAGTTGTACCTTGATCACCTGTAGGACCAGTTGCACCTGCTGTACCTGTAGCACCAGCAGCACCAGTTGGACCTGCAACACCTTGAATACCCTGTGAACCTGTGGCACCTGTTGCACCGACCAACTGAGCAATAACACCGGCAGGCAATGTTGTTACATTTGATAAATCAATATTTGCCTTACCTGCAACAGTTGTGATCAATGCAGAAACACCGGACTCATCTGCTGCTAATTGGTCTGCAATTTCTTTCAGTGTATTCAATGCACCTGGAGCACCACCGATAAGCAAGGAGATTGCTGTTGATACATTTTCTGCTGTTTGGAAACCAGAGTCATTGGTGAATGAACTTACCAATGTAGGTTTACCTGTCAATGATGCATATGAGTGAACATGGGTTGTATCAGATTTACCTGCTAAACCAGAATTCACATCTGCTTCCAATGCAACTGCTGCATTGTTTACTGTTAGTTTACCACCAGATTCTTTCAAACTTACTGTGCTTACTATGCCCAATGCAATTTCTTCAGATACACTTAGTGCAACTGAATTCAAGAATTGCAATGAGAACAACACAACTGTTCCTGTCATTGCAGATGATAGATTGATTGTACAAGTGTTTGCATCAACAATGGTCATTCCAGCAAGTACTAGAACATGATTAGCATTGTATACAAAGTACGCAAAATTGTTTGTATTGAAATTATGTTCTACTGTCCAGGATGAACTTGCAACACCTTGGGAATGTAGATATGATGCTTGTTTGATACCGATTGGTTGCCAGGTGAACCACCCTGAACCATTTATCAATTCTGTATAGAGGTACGGAATTCCGTCCTTTATTGCTAGTGTGCGTGGTGAAGGATTCGATGGGAAGGACTCATAGTTCGATCCAAAACTTAGATCGCCCCTGAGACTTACATCTCCTAAAACTCTAATTTGTTCTGACATTGTTTATCCTATGTTTTGTTATAATTGATCGCCAATGGGCTTGGCACCAACAAATAAAACCTGCCCTATCAGGGCTTTGTTTATCAGCATCAATAAATGATACTGGTGAGTAATGAATTCAATTTTATCAGCATCAGTGAAGTCCTCGCTGTCCTTGAATTTCTGTATATTCGATTGTATTTTCTCAATCCAAGCACAAATGTATGTATTATAATTACTACTCATCTGAATTTCTCACTAATGATTCAGCACGTTCAAAGAACTGCTTCATATAAACTATATCACTGTTGTATTGGTTTTTTATAGCAATGTCAAAAAAGTCTGCTGACTCTGCATTTTCCTTGAGTATATCAAGGCACACCTCAATCTGAGCGAGGGTTGCATCAAAAGTTGTCAGCGTTTCTAGCCATAGATTTGGCATTTGTTTCATATTACTCTCACTATCATTAGGTAAGGATAGGGTGGGATTTTATCCCCACCCTTCCCATTCAACTATACTAGATTATAGATTTGCCATTGTTACAACAGCAATCTTAACCTTTGCAGACTCAGACAAATGCACTGTCAATGTATTGCGATCTGTTTCTTCAACAGATACGATATCATTGCGGTACTTACCACCTGCACGTTCCACTAGAACTGTGAATGTGACAAAGTCAGCATCCAAGTTGTGTGCGAAAGTGTGGGTAGTTGCAGCAACGCCTGCCTGGAATGTTGCATTTGCAGCATTGATTGCTGTACGGATAGCAGCATCGCCTGAAACACGGGCAGCAGTTTCTGTATCAACACGACCACCAAGTGCAGCATCGGCAGCATTGACAGCAGAAGTCAATGCACTAACGCTATTTGCAACTGCAACTTCAGCAGCACGGGCAGTAGATGCCTCGGTTGCTAGGTTGGTTGTTAGCAATGACTCAGCAGCACGTGCTGTTGTTTCTTCGGCAGATACTAGACCAGCAGCATATGTCTTTGCAGTATTTTCAGCATTTGTAGACTTTGTTGTTGCGTCAGCAGATGCAGTTGCAAGAGCAGCAGTAACAGCAGCAGCACGGTCACTAACTTCAGTTGCTAGAGCAGCAGCAGTTGTATCACGCTGTGCATCGATTTCATTGATAGCAGCAACAATGGTTGTTTTGTCAACAGTGGTTAGACTTGCAAGTGTACCAATCTTACCATTTACTTGACCTTCAACTGTTGTTACACGTGTGTCAAGAGCACTGTCACCAGCAATACGGGCAGCAGTTTCTGTATCAACACGACCACCCAATGCGACTTCAGCAGCAACAGCACGGGTAACTTCACCACCTAGATCAGATGCGCCACCTGCAGATGATGCTAGACGGGCAATTTCTTCATTGTCTAAACGAATGCCTAGAGCAACTTCAGCAGCACGGGCAGTTGTTGCCTCGCTTGATAGGTTTGTTGTAAGAACACCTTCAGCAGCACGGGCAGTTGTGGCCTCGGACTGAACAGCAGCAGTAAGAACACCTTCAGCAGCAACAGCACGATCATGCTCTGTTGTTAGGTTAGCAGAAGCAGTATTTCCCAATGCTGTGATAGCACCGTTGATTGTACCATCTGCATCTTGGAATGCTGTTACGATTTCTGTCAAACTGTCAAGTGCAGCAGGATCGATGTTGCTTAGAACGTTATCAACACGGACACCTAGAGCAGACTCAGCAGCACGTGCTGTTGTTGCTTCAGCACTGATAAGACCAGTCAATACAGAGTCAGCAGCGATACGAGCAGCAGATTCTGTATCAATACGACCACCAAGTGTAGACTCAGCAGAACGAGCAGCAGCAGCTTCTGAACCTAAGTTTGCTGTCAATGTTGAAACAGCAGCAGAGCGAGCAGCCTCTTCAGCAGCAACACGGGTAGTTAGAACACCATCAGCAGCGATACGAGCAGCAGTTTCTGTATCAACACGACCACCTAGAGCAACTTCAGCAGCACGGGCAGTTGTTTCTTCGTCGGATAAGTCAGAAGCAATAGCTTGCTCAGCACCCTGTGCACGACTAATCTCATTATTGAGGCTTGATGTCAATGTAGAATCAGCAGCCTGACGAGCAGATGTTTCAGTTGTAACACGACCACCCAATGCAACTTCAGCAGCACGGGCAGTAGTTGCCTCGCTTGATAGGTTTGTGGTTAGTGTACTTTCTGCACCAGTTGCACGGGTAATCTCGGCATTTAGGTTAGAAGTAATTGTGTTGTCGTTTGTTGCACGTGTAGCAGCTTCTGTATCAACACGACCACCAAGTGCTGTATCAGCATTTGTACGATCTGATATTTCTGTTGTAATGCGTGTTCCAAGACCGGACTCAGCAGTACCTGCACGGGTTGTTTCAGCAGTTACACTAACACCAAGTGCTTCTTCAGCAGCAGTTGCACGTGTTACTTCATTGCTTAGACCGCCAACAGTTGTTGATGATGTGCTTTCGAGAGCAGTTGCACGTGATGCAAGAGCAGCCTCTGCAGCAACAGCACGGTTGAACTCAGTTGTAACACGACCACCCAATGCGACTTCAGCAGCACGTGCTGTAGTTGCTTCATCATCAACACGAACACCTAGAGCAACATCGGCAGCATCAGAAATTGACTTGTTGCTAGCGATTGTTGTTGCGGTTGTTGTGACGAAGTTAGCATCATCACCGATTGCAGCGGCTAATTCATTTAGTGTATCTAATAGACCAGGTGCGCCATCGATTAGTGAAGAGATCTGTGCATCTGTGTATGCATTTGCAGTTGATAGAGCAGAAGCAACATCAGCAGCAATGATGTGTGATACAACTACAACACCACCGGTAGAATTTAGAGTAGAATACTTTAGTTTTTTGTCTGTAGAATTGAACCAAATGCGTCCTGGACCTACTGGACTTGGATCTGTTGCAAGAATTTCTACGTGTAGATTTTCAATAGCTGCATTAGCAGCTAGTGTAATCCCGTGGAAAATTGGAAAATTAGAATCTGACATTTGTAATTCCTTATTATAGTTGTAAATTATTGCATCCTAGACAGCCATGACAAAATTTATAATATAATAACTGCTCAACCTACAGAATTTCAATATCTGGAGTACCCGAGACCTCAAAGATTACATCAACAAATCCCTTCATTGCAGTTGTGAGAACCACATTGAAAGTATTCTTGTTGACATTATGTATAAGTGCGTGAAACTGATTACCATTCTCGTCACGAAGTGTTGCGGTGAACCTATCTGTATTCTGATTGTGGGGTATTTCCCAGATCAGTGACAAATTCTTTATTGCATACCTCTTATATACCGGAGGTTGCGTCTGGGATATCAGTACCTTCGGACTTGTGGGTGCGATAGTTACTAATGATGCCCTGGCATTACTTACTCGTGCTTTCATAATATAGAATTCATAAAAGGATTAGTTAGACTATAGCAACTCGTGTGATTTCCGGTGTTAGTATAACTAGACCCTCAATTACTCTAACTTTTACATTATTTAGTGCATCCACGATTTCAACATCGTATAGGTAACGACCCGGAGGAATATCCGAAGAATCATGTCCATCCAGTACCAATGTAATTTCACCCAGCACTGGTGAACCAACAATAGAGCAATCAAACTCATAGTATAATGATGAGTTGAAACTTTTTCTGAACTGTGAATAGATATCAAACCCAGTCAGATCAATGACAGATCCATCATCATTCTGGAGTACAAGTTCAGTGTGAAAATCTGAACCCTGATCCACGTATAAGTTTATAATGCCAGCCACTATGATCCCCTTTAGTGTATATTTATAATAGTAAAACTCTCAGGGTTATTAGTACCTGTGCTTTGTATTTATTACCAGAACAATATTGCTAAAACTCCTGCGATAGTGCCAAGTGCCCAGAATACTAGATCCATACGACTACCGGTACCAAAGTCATACCATACTCTGTTCTGGTCATATCTCTGATAGATTTCTCTCATCAACCCTGTCATGGCACTAATGATAGCTGCCATCCAGAGTGATGTGATGAATGAGAATAGTATGACTAGAACTAGAGCAACAATGAAATGTGCCGGTTGGTCTATGAACTCTTTGTTAATGGTCATGCTTCTAGTGCTGCAATGCGTACTGCTTGTGCATCTACAATTGCTTTAAGTTCTTGGATGGCGGCGGTGAGAGTAGCAACCAAGAATGATGTGTCAACGCCTTGGTACTTAGGATTACCATCTTCATCTACAGCATCTTTTTCACCATTTACGCACTCAGGCACAATTTCAGCAAGCTCATGAGCAATAAAGCCTTGACCATCAGAACCGTCAACGTTCCATTTGTAAGTGACAGGTTTGAGTTGAGCTATTTTATCTAATGCACCCATCATTGGTGCGATGGTGTTCTTTAAGCGATAGTCAGAAGAAGTGTTGTAGCCAACAGTAGTCGTACTGTTTTGAGATATTGTTCCAATAGTTGTGCTGTTATACCCAAACTCAGAAAAATTGCTTCCTGAATTACCGTTTTCGTGATGCACCAGCAAAGAACCATTAGCGGCTCTAGCAATAATGGCGTTTGCAGTTGACGTAACAATAGTTGAACCAGTAGTTCCCACCAGCAAGTTACCGCTGGAGTCGAGCGTCATTGCTTGGGTGAATGTGATTGCGTTACCTGCTGTGCCAGAGGGGGCGTTGTACCAATAGTGAACCCCTGACTGCTGACTGTATCGGCTGGCAGCCACCGAGCTTCCAACGTAACGCCATGCCGCAGAACCGTAATAAGCGTTGGTAACAAGTTCAGTTTGATTACTAGCACCCATCAAGGCAGTGGGCTGACCAGATGCAATTTGAATTGCTTTATATCCAGCATCCCAAGCACTAGGAGTACCCCCCCAGCCGAGGTTGCCTGCGGAGTCTATCCTTGCTCTCTCACTGCCTCCAGTGTAGAAGGTCATTGGTAGGTAAGTGCCTGTACCGAGTATGCCAGAAATTAAATCAACTGATGTAGAATTTGCTCTTAACTGCCCATAAGATGAGTTAGTTGGGTCAGAAGCATTTGCTACTACAACACCAGCAAAGTTACTTGTTCCGTTAGGAATAAAAAATGGAGTTGTTGCTCCGTTTACTGTACTTGATTGAAAAGAAACCCTGTTTGCATGAGTCGCATTGCTGAAGTCACCAGTGATGCGGTTGCCTGTTCCAGTGAAGGTTAAGTTTGTTGCTATAGTCTCAGCAGGTGTAGTAACCCCACCAAGTCCGTCCAATAAAATTGACATATTTTGTTTTCCTTTTGTTTACAGTACTATTTATACTTTCGGTATCTGTATATTACTTTGGATACTTTGCTTTGATTGTCATACTACCAATGCTTTTAGTTCATCCAGCGTTGTAGCCGTATCTGCTAACTTAGTAACGTCACGGAGTCTTTGCTTTTCAGCGACGATGGCAGTGGTATCTGTACCTGATTCTAATGCACGTTGGAAAGCAACATCCTGAGCAAGCATTAGTGGAGCGCGTTCTTGGCGTAGGCGGTCTTTTGTGATGCTTTGTGCCTTGGTGAAATCAATTGTTATGCCCATGTCCATGCTCCTCTGAATGTGCGGTCTGTTGGTACTGTGTCGGTGTCTACAATCTCAAACGGAGTATTTGCCGGTACGTCTTTGGCAGCAAGTTCCTCGATAGTGTGATCTTGTAGGTATTCTGGTGTCGGAATTAGAACTGCTACTCCGCCATCAGGTGTCTTGTAGATTATTCTTTTCATTGGTTTGTCCTTTTAGCGGAATATCGATGCATAAAAATAAGCTGAATCAGTAGCAACAAAAGATGAATTGTATCCAATAAATCTAATCGCAGCGGAAGTAGGTGCTGACACAGAATTATATGTGGCAACAGTTGAGCTTAACGCAGAAACACTATAATTCGCATCAGGCATAGCAGTCGTGAAGTTAACCGTGTAATCACCAGTACCATTATCCGTAATGCTCGACACATTCCCGCTTGCACGAATAGCAACAGTACCAGTGCCGTTGAAGTTTACCCATGCGCGACATGAGTATGATGGAGCAGCACCAGTTGCTGTTGATAATGCACTAACGGCAACACCAGTACAATTTGCCAAGTTACCACTGGCAGGTGTGCCAAGAACAGCACCGGCACCCAATGTTGTTACACCAGTTACCACCAAGTTATTACTCAATGTAGCATTATTCGATGTATCAACAGTGAGGAACTCATTACCATTCTGCTGGATACCTGAGTTTAATACTCCTGCTCTAAGTGTTATTGTCATATTTTGTAGTCCTTTTTAATATTACTATTGTGACTGTGTTATTTACTGTTCCAAACTGCAACAGGCGCAGTTGCCCAGACCACTTCACCAGCAGGTGGGTAGACAGCAATCTGACGAATCACTTGGCGATAAGCAATGAACTGATCCTGATTGGATAGTCTAGGATTAGCTGTTGGTAGCCCTATGTCTGCGATGGTTGTCCAGTCTGTGCCAGATAGTAGTCCCGATGCTGTGGCTTTGTTATCCTCTGCTGTAGGTACATACGGCACGGGCCAGTTACCTGTAATGTTCTCCCAGCCATTATCAATAGCCTGTTGGATGTAGGGAAGCTGTGATGGATCAGTCTCATCGTATCCGTAGACTGTATCCGTTGCCAAATCTTTGTAGTAAACCATTTTAGTTATCCTTTTAACGCAGTTCAAACCAAGTTTTGCTATTACTTGCATTAAGTAATGTAGATGTATATGTGGCTCCGTTAGGCACAATTGCTGTAAGAAAAGAATATTGCGATCCAGCAGAGCCTTGATTAACCCCGCTATATGCAATTACTGTACCGTTAACTGTGAACGAAATAGAAGAAATAAGCTGTGAAGTTGTGAAGTTTGACACCGCAACCGAAATTGGCTTTCCAGTGCTATTTGTATATGTCGTAGAAAAAATACGGCTCGCACTGACATCTGTCCAAGTCTGGTTAACTCCAAGCCCAGCATTTAAATCATTAACTGTTCCAGTACAGTTAGTCAGCACTCCACTTGCTGGTGTACCTAAAGCTGGAGCAACCAGAGTAGCACCTGTAATAGCACTACTACCATTCACTCCAAACACTGTTCCCAAAGCACCCAAAGCACCACGTGCCAAGGTTGCTGTGCCATCTGCATTTGTTTTCAGCACAAAATTCTGAGTATCAGTTAGACTGTCTCCCAGTACAACTGAATTTGTTGTTATTTTACCTGCCATATTAAACTCCTTATACTACGGTTAGTGATGCACCAGTCGGGATCACTATGGAAACCCCTGTGGCAACTGTTACTGGACCGAAAAATCCGGCATTGTATCCGGCAGAAATAGTATAGTTGTCGGTAATGGTTTGAAGACACTCAACAGCAGCACTGGTATGAACACCGGCTGCATCACCACTAATAATTGTTGCCATTTGTATTTCTCCTAATGTTATTCTGTTAGTATTATTTATAATAACTGGAAATTACAACGAATCAATTAGTGCCTTGGCATCTGCGGAAGTTGCAAATCCTAGTTTGAATAGAAAACAGTTTGCATCTTCCATGAACTCATACTGATATTGTTGAGTCACAGTACCATCCGTATCCTTTACTTCAACTACCTTATGTGTTTCATCTGTAATTCCGGCATCTGTGCCTTCTAACTTTGTTGTGGCAATCCAACCATCCTTGCCATCATAAATGCTCTGGAGGTGTGCCTTGAGTTCTACGGGGTACATCTCTTTCAAATTCAGTACATCACCCATAGAGTTTATGTATTTTGGAAATCCGATCATTTTGTTATACTCCTTTCATTGAAATTGTAACTAATCTTAGACTTAGGTTATGCGTATTTGCCCATTTCAACCAACCACTTGTTGATGCTATGGATGATTGATATTGTTGTATATTTATAATACCTTTCAGTAATCGATATGGAAGATTTCGCATCCTTTTGATCACTCGTTTGGCAGTGCTCTTTCTCAATAATATTTTCTCCGGAAAGTGCCTATACCCCAAAAAATCCACTCCCTGTGATACTGGAAATACTGATGACTTTGAAAATACCAATCGAAGACTTACTCCAATATAGTGTTCTATCCATGTTTTCAATGACTGTAATTTCTTTTTACAATTATCGAACATGATAAAATCATCACAATACCTTACATAAGATTGCACCTTATGCACATGCTTTATTTTTGTATCCAATTCATTCATATACAAATTACCGAACCACTGACTTGTATAGTTACCGATTGGAGTATTTTTCCCACCATCAAAGGATCTGATGATATTTTCAACAAGGGATAAAGTCCTTGCACATTTTATTTTTCTAGATACTATCGAAAACAATACATCATGATCAATGGACGGGTAGAATTTACGAATATCACACTTCAGGCAATATTTATATTTTCTAACATGTTGCATTGTCTTTCTACTTGCATCATGCATTCCTTTTCCAACTCTACATGCATACGAATCATGTATCATCAAATTATCCCAAATTGGAATGAGTATTTGCAGTAATGCATGTTGTACAATTCGATCTGGGAAAAATGGTAAAATATAGATTTCCCTACGTTTGGGTTCATGGATTGTTTTAGTCTTATACTCCGAAGTTGTAAAACTCTCAGTGCATAGTAACTTCTGCAACGCAATCAGATTCCCATTGATATCCTTTTCAAATTGTCTAACCGCAAATCTTGATGCTTTACCTCTCCTTGCCCGTTTATAGGCAAGATACAAATTTTCTGGATCTATGATCTTATCCCAAAGATTTCCGTGGCGTCTCACAATATAATTTTCTCAAGGACTTTCACTTTCGTTACTAACCCCAGAGAAACAGTCGCTGTGTATTTTGCTGTATATGATTTTACATATATCAACAAGGTAAAAATGTCAGCCAGAGGACAGTTTAGCTCCGCATTTCCGACAATAAAACTCTCTGTATCCGTAGCTCCTCGACCCGAATTATTCGAATTCAGATTGAGTGGGGAATTATTCCAATTAGAAGACTGGGAACCGCAATTCACCCCATTATTCCAATTACCCCTGAGAATGCCACTACAATACATTTTTACCTTTCCGCCTTTCAACGAAATCTTAGAACCTATTGGTGGCTGGCTCCGCAGCCCCCCGACCCGAAATATTCGAAGCCAGATAGAGCGGGGAAATAGCCCAAATAGAAGACCGGGAACCGCAAAGCACCCCATGATCCCAACCACCCCCGAGAAGGCCACGATAAGGAGCATCATAGTGTTGACCGCCAATACCTGTATCATTTGCATCATAGGCATTTGCCCAAGCAGCAGCAGTATAAAGACCACCCATATCTCTGGTCCATTGCCACATAACACCACATGCATCTTCCATACCTTCATTTGAAATCATACGTCTACCGGCAGTGTCCGAGTGACCAGTTGTGGTAACTGCATCTACAGAACCCACGATATTGGTACTCTGATTGGCACCAATGGATGCCGCAACAAACTCTAACTGACTGATCGATTTCATACCTTGACGTGCAAACCATTGCTCGAATTTGTATGTATGGAATGCAGGTGTTGATGCGCCATCTGCAATTGTACCACCATTCACAGACACCAATGTTGTGCCAGATACCGATGGTAAGTAAATATCAACCCACATATTGCAGGATGATAGGAAAGTACCTTCCTGACGTGCAATGGAACGATTGAATCTATCCCAGACAGTTCTAGGTAAAATATCACCCAATACATATCCAGTCAATGTATGACCGGCAATTGTACCAACTGAAACGCAGAGTGTATGGAAACCACCGATCTTGCGTGATGTCAATGCAGAGTAACCTGCAGGGAATGTTGAGTTGTTTGATAGAATGATACCACCAACACTTAATGCATACACATAGAAATCCTTGCCTGCACGGTTTGATGCTGTGGCATACTGCGAATCATCCCAGTTACCGGCAGTATTGATATTCTTGGTAGTTGCAGCAATGGTTACCTGAATACTATCGACAACCACAATAACCTGTGGCACATTCAATGTTGTGACAGATCCAGTGAATAATGCTGACTGTTCCAAGAATGTTGTTGATGCTGTTGGCAATCCAGTACAATTACTTAGATTACCACTGATCGGTGTACCAAGTGCCGGAGCAACTAGAGTCTTATTGGTAAGTGTATCAGTTGTTGCCTTACCAACCAGTGTATCTGTTGCAACTGGTAGAGTCAATGTATTGCTACCTGCAGTTGCCGGTGCTGCTATTGTAATACTTCCTGAAATATCTCCTGCGATGACCACGCTTGACATTATTTGTTCCCCTTTGGATGACTGTCTTTGACTGATTGGATTGTTGCTTTCCAGGCATCTAGACCACTATGGAAAATTGTATCCAACTGATCTGCAATGCTTGGATATGCCTTGGAACGGACATCTGCCCATACACGATCTACAACTGCATCATTTATGGTTAGTCCCCATGCCTGACAGTAGGTAAAGTCAAATCCATCATATGACACAAACGCATCCAATTCTGGATATGCTGTATCTGACATTACTAAAAATGCGCCACAATCAGGTGTCTGACCAATGATGACTAAGTCAGTCTTTGGTGTTGGTACCTGTGGTGTGCCGAAAAGTGCCTCAGCCTTGCTTGAGTTCAATACATAAAGGGTCATCATTACCTCCGAGTAAAAGTGTGTCTGCTGGAATCAATCCGATCCCTTTCAGTGCTGCAAATGTATGTGGATTAGACATTGCATTTCTTAGTTTTGCCGGTGATGGTCTACCGTTTGCAATAATCTCTGCTTGAATTTCTTTGCCAATTGAGACTGTGAACTCATTGGCAGCATTTACTTCAAACATTTGTTCATCTGTGTAACCTGCAATCCTGGTGGTCTCTGCAACTGCATATGCCTCTGCAAGTAACCTTTCCAACATTACAATTTCTTCCTTGTTCAGCAGGAATGCTTCTTTTTGAGCAGGAAAATGTGACTCCAACTCAATAATCTCTGCCTGTAGATTCAGAATAATATGCAGTAAACCACCAGTGGT